TTTCATTGGGGGACCAGCGACGCAGTCAAACTAGAGTTTGCAAGGTTTCACAGCCTAGGTTGTATGACTGATTGGCTACAAAGAAATAAAGAAGCTTTCGCAGAATTAGTTGACAACATATCACAAAATGTGATACAAGAAGATAATCAACAACCATAACTAGAAAGGACAATTATGGAAAAGATAAGACTAAACGAACAGAAAAGACGACTACTCAAAAAAGAGTGGTCGCATACTGTTTACAACAATATGCCAATGCAAGTCGAGGAAGATTTGAGATTGGCTCAAGAAAACTATCGAAGTGTTCGAGATGATGTTTGGGACAATGTGATTACACCACAAGTGGAAAAGCATTATCCAATGGCAGATATGAAGATACTTAAAAAGTATGATAGTGGTAGAAGTTATGACAGGTTTACTACAACCGATAGTTGTTTCTACTTCAAACCACAATTTGCTGATGTAAGTGAACAACACTTCAAGTTTACAATAGACAAAGATGAATACTTGGCATTGTATCACAAAGAACTACAAGCCAAAGGACACCAAGCGACTATTGCTATTGAGTATGACATAACACAAAAGCAAGAGAACCCACACTTCCATAAGTTGCGAAGTGATTTAAGTGCCGACTTTGCTAGTGTTGCAAAAGCAAATGGAACTTACGAGGACTATGCTTTATTTACTGATGAAAGCAATTATGGTTGGCAAGAACATAATCCAAGTATGTCTGATAGCGACTTCGGTAAGTTTCGCAAACTCGTAGTTGCAGGCAGTTGTCATAGTCGTTGTATGATGATGTCAAGTGAAGCTGATTGGGAAATGCTAAGACAGTTTCAGATGGCAAAGTCAAGACTGACCAACGCACACCGAGACTTGTTCAAAGCGAAGTATGAACTCATAACTGATATGAACTCTATCATTGACCAAGCGAAGTTTATTGGCGACATAGAACAATATTGGACTAATGTACGAGAGTGCGTAAACTTTGAGAACTCGGACATAGGCAAGGAATTGTCCATAGTAAGTGAACAGACCAAGACAAGACTCTCACAAGCTATGAACAACATAAAGCTAGACGATAAAGAGCAACCGACTGTTGCAGTTGTAGCAAGCGGTGGCTTCTCTCTAGTGAATTGATTGTTGGGGGTATCGTAGTTATGCGTGTAAAACCCCCAACAAGCTTGTTGCTTGCGGGCCCACCCACCCGCTTGAGGCTTGAGGCTTTAGTAAAAAAGAAAAGGGGGAGGCCCTCCGAAGAGGGCCGATGATTAGTCTATGAATTGTTTAGCAATGTACAGGAACGACAGCCCACACAAAGCAAGTCCAAATAGTGGTTGCCCAGCAACAGCCATTAACAAACCACAAACATTTAGAAGTATTACAGGAATAATAAATAACATAATATATCCTTTCTATTATTTTCCCACATATTAACCTTATTCACGACCACTTGTCAAGTCGAGGGGTCCCAAAAAAATCGCAAACCTTGAAGCTTTTGGGCCCACCCACCCCCCAAATATAGTATAGGGGTCCCAGATATGTACTATATATAGCTTGATTTGCACTTTGATATGGCTTAAAATCGTTTTCACAAAAAAACATAAACTGCAAAAATTTTTTAGAAATTTTTTTCAAATGCTAACCCCCGAACAAATACAAAACTTACCACCCGATACTAAAAAAGAATATTTACGAACGGCGCTGCTTCTTGATGAAAAGAAAAAAGAAGAAAGTATCAAAACAAACTTTTTAGATTTTGTAAAATATATGTGGCCTGAATTTATAGAAGGCGAACACCATAAAATTATGTCAGAGAAATTTAATAAAGTTGCAAGTGGTGAAATAAAACGATTGATAATAAATATGGCACCCAGACATACAAAGTCGGAGTTTGCATCAAACTTTCTACCTGCATGGATGATCGGTAAACAACCTAATCTAAAAATAATCCAAGCCACGAACAACGCTGAGTTAGCCGTGAGGTTTGGTCGTAAGGCCAAGTCACTTATCGACACGGAAGAATATCAAAAAATATTTAACACAAGATTACGAGAAGACTCAAAAGCTGCGGGTAAATGGGAGACAGATCAAGGCGGCGAATATTATGCAGCCGGTGTCGGCGGATCGATTACAGGTCGTGGTGCGGATCTACTCATCATTGACGATCCACACTCGGAGCAAGATGCGATGAACATTGCATCATTCGACAGGGTTTATGAATGGTATACCAGTGGACCGCGGCAAAGGCTTCAGCCTGGCGGTCGTATCATTGTTGTTATGACACGATGGAATGTAGCTGACCTAACAGGGAAGCTACAACGAGCACAAAAAGAACCAAAAGCAGATCAGTGGGAGGTGATTGAGTTCCCAGCAATCTTACCATCAGGGAATCCAGTTTGGCCTGGATATTGGAAAAAAGAAGAATTAGAGGCTGTAAAAGCATCCGTAAGTATACAAAAATGGAACGCACAATACCAGCAAAACCCAACAGCTGAAGAAGGGTCAATCATCAAAAGAGAGTGGTGGAGACTGTGGGAACACGACGATATACCTGCTTTGCAGCATGTCATACAATCCTACGATACGGCGTTCATGAAGAAAGAAACGGCTGACTTTAGCGCCATTACCACCTGGGGCGTGTTTAGACCCAGCGAGGACAGTGGACCGGGGCTTATACTTTTGGACTGTGTAAAGGATCGATTTGAGTTTCCAGAACTTAGACGTATTGCAAAAGAGCAGTTTGATTATTGGAAACCAGAAACAGTAATCGTTGAGGCCAAAGCTTCAGGACTGCCGTTGACCTATGAAATGCGTAAACTGGGAATACCAGTTATTAACTTTACACCAAGCAAGGGAAATGATAAACATACTAGAGTGAACGCTGTAGCACCGTTATTCGAAGCGGGGCAGATCTGGGCACCAGATACAAAGTTTGCTGAAGAAGTGATTGAGGAGTGCGCTGCATTTCCACTAGGTGAACACGATGACTTAGTTGATAGCATGACTCAAGCAGTAATGAGATTTAGACAAGGGGGCTTCATTGATCACCCAGACGACTACGAGGATGAAGACCTTCCTGAGCAACAGAGGACGTACTATTAATGAATAAGATCTTTCAGCTTCTAGAGATAGCAGGACAACTATTGAAAAGAATAATACGCGGTAAAGATATTCCGCCGTCTGAAGCAACAAAACTTGCTGACCAAGTTAGAGAGTCAATCGCAATGGTTGATAAAGGCACTTCAAAGATAGACGATCAAATAAAACAACTAAGACAAATACAAGATCAAATAGATGCGTATGAAGCAGGCAGTCCTCTTGCGGGTGTTAAAGTTGCAGGACAAGAATCAATTGAAGAATTACTAACACAAATTTCTAAAGACACAGGCGCAACTTTTGATGAGATAAAAGATGCTTTACGTACTGAGGTGAATCTTGGGTATGCAGCGGATGATCCAAAACGATTAGCTATTTTAGATGACGAGGGATTACGAGAATATATTCAAGTGCAATATCTGATGGGAAACAAAGACGACATTACAAGAACAGTGTTGGATGCCATTGGTCCTAGAAAAAATAAAGCAGATGAATACAAAGATATTTTCTCAGGCAACAAACCTAAAAAGAATTTAGGATTGACTGATGACGAAATTCGTTTTCTGTCAATGGATGATGCAACCTACAAAGATTTGGGTAAAACAGATGTGGGTATACCTAAACCAAAAGGCATTCAGACTGAAATAGATGAAGCCATGAAACAGTTGGATATTCAACAAGACAAACTTAGACAAGTTGAAGAGAAAATGGCTGATCCAAAAAACTTTGACAAGATGACTCAACCAGGAGGAATCGCTAAACTGATGGAAGAGGTGGACAAAGACAATATTCTCGATCTTGAAGAATTTAGAAGACGAAGAGCAAAAGACCCAGTCGACGATGACGGTTTTGCAATGGGCGGCCGTATTGGTGCCAACGCAGGAATATTTGTTGGTAAAAAAGTTATGGACATGATGAAAAAATTTGGAATGAAAGCTCCTGATAAAGTTGCAGACAAACAACAAATTAAAAACGTTATTGAAGACCCAAACACAGATCTTGAGTACAGAAAAACCATCAAAGATGAAGAGGGTATGATTACACGACAAGGTACAAAACCAGGTCAGCCAACTATCGAAGATATCAGAGACATGATACAAAATGATCCAAGGTACGATAAACTAACAAGAGCTGAAATGGATAAGGTGGTTATCAAAGAAACAATCAGAGCAGACCTTGCATACAATATGGGTTTAAGTAGAGCAGAAGCAAGAGCTATACCTGATCAAACGTTGGAAGAAATGTATAGACAAGGATATCAAAACAAATATGGATTGGCTAACGGCGGCGGTGTTGGCACTTTATTTAAGAGGAAAAAATAATGGCAATAGATAAAAATGTTTTTCAAAAAACTAGAACTTCAGCGAAAGCTTTAGGACCAGAACAACAATTAGGTGAGCTGCAAAAAACTTTAGCACAAGAACAAAAGCCACCTATTGAAATGATAGAAACCGAAGACGGCGGCGTTGAAATAGATTTTGATCCAAATGCAATGGCGGGAGCCGGAACGGTAAACCACGACGAAAACCTTACAATGTTTTTGGAAGAAGAAATTCTTCAAGAAGTCAGTAATGAAATACTAGAACAATTTGACAATTACAAAGCATCAAGAAAAGATTGGGAAGACACATACACAAAAGGTTTGGACCTGCTTGGTTTTAAATATGAAAACAGAGCAGAACCTTTCCAAGGTGCAAGTGGTGCAACACATCCAGTTTTAGCTGAAGCGGTTACACAGTTTCAAGCGTTGGCGTACAAAGAATTACTACCAGCCTCTGGTCCTGTAAGAACACAGATTGTTGGTAAGGTTGACGAGCAAAGAGAAATGCAGGCTGAGCGTGTCAAAGAATTTATGAACTATCAGCTCATGGTCAACATGAAAGAGTACGAGCCTGAGTTTGATCAAATGTTATTTAATTTGCCTTTATCTGGATCAACATTCAAAAAAGTTTATTTTGACGGTGTGATGCAACGTTGTGTGTCCAAGTTTGTACCTGCAGAAGATTTGTATGTACCTTATTCTGCAACGTCACTTGAAGATGCAGAGTGCATCATTCACTCAATCAAAATGACAGGTAACGATGTTTTAAAACAACAGCTATCAGGTTTTTATAGAGAAATAGATTTGAGTCCAGACACATCAAACCCTGATGATGTTACAGATAAAAAAGATGACATCACTGGTTTTGAACCAAACAGAGATGAAGTATTTACTATTTTAGAAGCTCACTGTGAGCTTGACATTCCTGGCTTTGAAGACATGAACATGGAAACACAAGAACCAACAGGATTGAAGTTGCCTTACATTGTAACGATTGATGAAGGCTCAGGAAGAATTTTATCTATTAGAAGAAACTATAATGCACAAGATCCGACTCGTACAAAAAGAGATTATTTTGTGCACTTCAAGTTTTTACCAGGTTTAGGATTTTATGGTTTTGGTCTGATTCACATGATCGGTGGATTGTCTCGAACTGCAACTGCAGCACTCAGACAATTATTAGACGCAGGAACACTCGCAAATCTTCCGTCCGGATTTAAGATGCGAGGTATCAGAGTACGTGATGAAGCTCAACCGTTGCAGCCGGGAGAGTTTCGTGATGTTGATGCACCTGGAGGCAATCTCCGTGACGCGTTCATGCCATTACCTTTCAAGGGACCAAACCCAGCGCTCCTACAATTGTTAGACTTTGTAGTAAACTCCGGTCAACGATTCGCGTCCATTGCTGATATGCAAGTGGGTGATGGTAATCAAGGAGCAGCGGTAGGAACGACCGTAGCGCTCTTGGAGCGTGGATCGCGGGTTATGTCTGCTATTCACAAAAGATTATATCAATCGATGAAGTGTGAGTTCATGTTGCTTGCAAATACATTCAAAACATACTTACCACCTATCTATCCTTACGATGTTGTAGGTGGACAGAAACAAGTTAAACAAACAGACTTTGATGATAGAATAGATATTATACCTGTCGCAGATCCAAACGTCTTTTCACAGACACAAAGAATTACAGTTGCGCAAACACAATTACAACTTGCTATGTCAAATCCAAAAATGCACAACATGTATCAAGCTTATCGTGATATGTATGAAGCACTCGGTGTAAAAGACATTGACTTAATTTTGAAAAAGCCACAACCGCCGGCTCCAGTGGACCCTGCAGTTGAAAATATGATGGCACTTGCGGGCACACCGTTCAAAGCATACCCTGGACAAGACCACAAAGCACACATGGATGCCCATTTATCTTTCATGGGCACACAAATTGCACGAACAAACCCACAAGTTTTGGGTTTATTACAGAAAAATATCTTAGAACACATCGCTTTGATGGGAACAGAGCAAGTTCAGCTAGAATTTAAGAGCGAATTGGAAAGAGTTCAGCAAATTACGCTTCAAACACAGCAAATGACAGCTCAAATGGGGCCAAATCCACAAGCAATACAGCAAAATCCGCAATTTATGGCGTTACAACAAGAAATGCAGCAGCTAAATACCAAAATGGAGGCCAGAAAAGCACAATTAATCGCTGAAATTATGGCTGAGTACCTAGAAGAAGAGAAAAAAGTGCTCAATCAGCTAGATACAGACCCATTACTAAGATTAAAGAACGAAGAAGTACAACTTAGAGCAAAAGAAGAGGCTAGAAAGAAGGATGAAGGCGAAACAAAGGCACAAATGGAGGCTTTAAGACTGATTTCTAACCGTGAAGTTGCTGAAGAAAAGCTCGCACAAGACGATAAACATGCTAAATTAAGGGCGTCTGTATCACTCGCAAAAGACGGAATAAAGCAGATGAATGCAGTAGTTAAGGAGGAATCGTGAGCTATACCAAAGATTTTTTAGAGTCTAAATCGCAACAATACCCTGAAATCTTGAAGATGACAGACGAAGAAGCTCTTCGTTATTTGGACTTTATGGGTGAACTTGTAGAATCTGTAGACGATAGTCCAACTGATATTGACTACGGTTATAACCTTGGTGGTCGTGTTGGTTTTGCGGGTGGCGGTGGAGATCAAGATGGACCTACGGGTCCAGGAGGAATAAGTCCGGGTCCTGGCGGACCTGGAGGCGGAATGGTAGCCGGTGCTTCACCTGACGGTCAAGGTGGTGCAACTGGTGGTACAAGTGAAGGTTTTGGTGGTGGCAACACCGGAGGAGGTAATAATGACGGTGGTGACAAAGACAAAGACAAAAAAAGTTTCATGGACACAATAAGAGGCTTTATGACTCCAGAAAATGCAATGAAAGGTTTAGTCAGCTTAGGGTTTGGTATTCCAGGAACAGTAGCTATGGGGCTCGTATCTGCAGCAGAGGCACTTGGTGTGGATGTAGGTCCGGCAGCAGACACAGGTCCAGATCAAGGAGGCAGAGCTGATGAAAGAAGAATAGCCGATAATATTGTTGATACAGAAATTCCTTTAGAAATGATGTTTGGTGGCGACCCATTAAAACAACAAACATATCAAAGATACATCGATGCAGGTTATCCTGAAGATCAAGCTAGAACTATTGCTGATAGTTTAATGACTAATTTCACAGCTTAATGGCAATAACACGTTCTCAAACAGGTAAAAGTGTTTCTAAAAAAGAAAAGAAAATCAGCAAAGTAATGCGTGAATTTAAAAATAAAAAATTAAATATTGGAAAATCTAAGAAAAAGGTTAAGAATAGGAAGCAAGCTTTAGCTATCGCACTAAGCGAAGCAGGTGTAAAAAAGAAGAGGAGACGCACATGATCGAATCACTAAGAACAAAAATTATCGATAAGTGGACTGAGATGGGTTGGAAAACTAAACTCATCGGTGCCGCTGTTATCGTTATAATCATCATAGGAATAATCAATTAATTAAATGATACTTGACGTAGTCAAACTAGCAATCGGCGCTGGCACTCACATTATGAAAAATAGACAGCAGCGCAAAATGCTCGAGTCAGATGCTGCAATGTTGCACGCACAGAAAATGGCTAATGGCGAAATCGAGTATCAGGCAGCTGTAAGGCAATCAAACGACAAAGGATGGAAGGACGAATTCGTTCTTATTCTCGTGAGCGCGCCCGTGTTATT